TCACCGTAGGCACGGTCGCGGACAAGACGCCGATATCGCCCAGCACGCCCAGAGCCGACAGTGTCACGGTGGGAACGGTCACGGACAGAACGCCTGTTGCCGCAGCCGGCGTTGCATATCCTGTTGCCGCAAGCGTCACGGTGGGAACGGTCGCGGACAGGATTCCATATATCGTTGCCAATGCAGCATCTTGAACCCACAGCACATAAGTCTGTTCAACGCTGTATTCGTAACGATACGCATTAGAGCCGGACTCTCGTTTATCCTGTTCAGTGTCAATCGTAATATATCGGAAAACAATATCGTTCTGTGTCACGTCACGAACGGCAGACAATCTTGCGAATACTAATTCAGATAAACCCTTGGCGGATGAATAGCTTTCACCATAGCTGACGACTTTCATGCTTAACCTGGTCAGCCCCACGACGCCGTCATCAGCGTAAAGCGGACCACCCGATATCCGATGCGCAACGACCGCGGGCAACGGACCACCTTGCGGGCGCGCGTATGGATAAACGCGGCTGGAGACGGCCGAAACAATCGGCGCGTCCCCGAGCAGATAATCAATCGTTGCCCGCTCTGGCATCAGCTAAGATTCCATTCCTCTTTAGAAAATATTTCATATGCGTAATTAGGATTCATACGTTGCTGCTTGATGCGTTCGCGGTCTGCCTCACTGTATGAATTATCCCCCTCGAACACATCCACTGCATTATATTCCGACTTCGGAACCTGCGCATAACGATTGCCGGTTGATCCAACATAACGCCGCGCTAGTACATAACCTGACATTTCATCCTCATGTTAATCAAATCTATCAACCCAGGCGTGATAGGCAAACACCTTATACGAATAACCTGGATTGTTCGCTTCATCTTCGGCCAATCGTTCGTTAGCCTGCGCACGCGTCGTGAACGCCGCGACGAAATCGAAATTCTTCATTTCGAAATCTTCGGCGTCTTCGCGAATTCTTGCGACAACGTAAGACATCAAATCGCCCCCAATGCGCCAACCCGAAACGGACGGATCAGCGAATAAACAGCCTCGGGGATATCCTCACCCGGCCTATCATACATTGACTGCGCCAGAACTAAAATTGCCTGACGAATGCATTCCGGGATTGGGTTGCTTGAAGGCGATGCGGCGTCCTGATAGCCGCAGTCGAACGTAATGCGGATCGCATCGGGATAATCGTTCATAGCAGTTGGCCACGTCTGATCATCTGCCAGCATGAACTGACCGCGCCCCGCGGTGATCCTGGTGCGGTAGACGGTCGACGCAAGCGTTTGTTCCGCCCCGTTCGTGTCGAGGTATATCACGGACGTGACTGCGATCAGCGGCGGCATAGGGAGTTCTAGAATCTCGTAATCTCCCGGCCAATCGGGCATTTCCAAACGCCACGTTTGCGGCATCAGGGCGCGCCCGAGAATCCCGTCACTTCCGCCCGCCCCTTCGAGCAGATGCGTTGCGGCGCGAACCAAATCCATAACGCGCGCGTCGTCGGCGCTCGTGTCGATCCGCAAAGCGTTCTTTGCCGTGGTCAGATCGACGACGTCAGTCATGGGCGCTTGAACCTGGAACAGATTCATAAAGCCCTCTCAAAGTGTTGCCAGAACTCGCTTGCAAATTCAGCCTGTTCATAGCCGCGCATGCATGGAGCACCTTCCGTCCAATGCACCAGGAACGGATTCACCATGCGCGGCGTATAGCCTACCAGATAATTCCATTCCGCGGGCAACTCGCCAATCTCCGAATCGTCCAACCATGAGAACGTATGCAGCTCAAGGCCGGTTGCGGAATTCAGAAAGCGCGGCGTTAACGCCTTGATTTTAGGGTGATGTGTGTCGAACACCATAACGGACGACCAGTTTTTACGCGCGTACAGCGTCTGTATCTGGTTATCCATCTTAACGACGGTCGACGGTTCGTGAACGTGTTTCACCACGCTCACGGCTTTGCCGGGTTCGTGCGCTTCGATCAGGCGTGCGGGAGAACAACGGAACATGACATCGCAATCCACGAACGCCACATAACGCCGCCCCGCAGCGAGCAACGGTGTGAAGAAGCGCGCGATTGCAAAGTCGGTCGACATTGGCGCATCTGAAATGACGTCATACATTTGCCCATTGTCGTATCGCGTTTCGCGCCAATACAGCCCGCGGTCGATCAGGTCGACCTTGGAAAGTGGCGCTGTTATTGTCGGTTGTGTGCGAAAGCTACGCGCCGATTCTTTCGCTACTAGATACTGTACTACTTCGCGACCATCGAAACCTATGAACAGCATGTCACCACCCCATGAAATAGTCACCAGACTTTATCCAAATGACTTTAGCGCCCCACGAATTCAACAGGTCGACGGCGTCGGTTTGCCCATAGCCGTATTTCTCGGCGTTGCCGGGTTTCTGTTCAATGACCATGAACGGCTTGCAACGCTGAATTGTCCGCTTCGCGCCCTTTATGACGTTCAATTCTCGCCCCTCGACATCAATCTTTAGGAAATCGACGTCGACCATTTCGAATTCGTCCAGGCAAACCGCAACAGCTTCAGTGTCACCTTTGGGATTTATTCGCCAGTTACCTGAATTGCCTGCGTTGTCATTACCCATCATCAATATGTCTGGATAATCATTCAGCGCAAACGTGCACAACCTGACGTTTTCCGCAGTCACGTTCTTTACGAAACATTCATTCAACTGGTGAACGGGTTCGAACGCAATAACGTGGTCGAACATATCAGCCAGAACACGCGACCACAGACCAACATGCGCGCCGACATCAACGGCAACGCGCCGCTTGGCGGCGGGAATATACTTCATCGCCTCGGATAGCTTGGCGAATTGATATGTTCCAGCGCCGTTGTATTCCTGCCCACGTTCCAAATGGGTTGCGAAATGGTCGTCATTATCTGGCAACCATATACTATGAACCTGTTTCATTATCGCCTCTCTATTGAACGCCCTAGTTTCTTCCGTGAGTCGCCCTTCAAATGATCCAGCCGCCTGCCCAGATCAGTATAAGGAAACGCATGATGTCTCTCGAACGACGTTTTATTATGTAAAGGTGCTGGGGGAGGATAGCCGCCCCGTGCGACTATTTGCTGTATAACATAACTGTCGTGCGTTTCTTTCATCGAATACACCGCGCCACTTGCATATGTGTTTCGTAAATCAAACATAAACCGTTGCGCGTGTGGTGACGCCATATCCCAGACCATGAAACAACACTCGGGATAGGGTTTTCTGCGATCAATCCATTTCATCCACGATGGCGCCGGGTTGATTGTTCGCTCTAACCAATCCCGGTCAACAGGTCGAAACGTCACGATATCCGCATCCATCCACACGAGCCACCCCGATGTCATTCCGCGCGCGGCGCTAGTCACGGCCGCGATCTTAAACGAGAACCGGGCGCAATCGCGCCTGAAGTCATAAACACGACCAGGTCTGTTTCGCCTGGAATCCAGCCCGTGGGCGTCGGGTGCAAGCTGCGAGGCATGCCAGACAGGAAACCACGAATCGAAGTCACGGACGGCAACCCACGCGGGAACGCGAACATCCGTGAACGCAGTCAGCCCAATGTCATCCGGCCAATACGTTTTGAACGTATCGACCATATTCTTTGCGTATTCGTCATAGTTCTTCTGACTGAACGTCGTTATCACGGTAATCATAATCTGCCCATATCATAACATCGTCTGACGAATGCCGCAGTAACTGCTTATTCCACCACTTCGGCATTTCAACAGTCAGGTGAACGTTTGTTCCGTCACGAAACGTTTTCGCCGCTGGATTGCAGAATATATTAAAATAGGCGAACCCGCCCGGATTGATGTAATTAAATATATCTGACAACACAGTATTAATGTCGTCGCGGTGAATATGCTCCATAACATCTGTGCATATGACGCCATCGAATTTACCCTCGGGTTTATCGCTCAACTGGAACACGCCAACGTCATAACACGTTGGAAGTATTCCGCCCCAAACTTCATGAATTCGATCACGAAGATACTGATACCCTTTGCCGGAACCATAATCGAGAATGCTCGTTGCGCCCGTGCGCCTGACCAATTCAGCTATGTTCTCGGCGTTGTCTAGGGCAATGTTACCAGACCACCATTTCAAGCGCTTCAAGTGGTTTCGCTTGTAGTGCTTCTCATAATTGAACGTAAAACCGGCCATAGCTTCCCCTCGCGAATTTCTGTCAAGCTCCACTGGTGGTAGGCCATACCCGACAGCATGGCGCGCCGTTCCGCATGCGTTGCGCGTCTCGGCGCTTCGATGTCCGCAACGGTCGTTGAACATATCCCCCGCGTGACGCCGTCGCCCAACACAACGCAGGGAACGCCAGACATCAGGGCGTCAAAGCAGGCACTCGAACTGTGAGTCAGGACGACGGCCGCGCCTTCCAAATCGTCATCGAACGAACCAAGCGGCGACATACGACAACCAGGGATGTTGAAATCTCCCCCTGCGCCGGGACTGACGCGCGGACGATACAGAATAGGCCGGTCCGTATACTTACGGATCGCCATGATTGTCTGCTCGGCGTAGTTCCGAACGGTAGGTAATCCGTGGTATACGTGAGATTTAGGACTCGTCGCGGCAAACAATATATAGCCGTCGTTTAGACGCCGCCATGGGCTAAACGATTCCCAACCCTGCCTCAGCATTCGATCCGTTGGATATCGGTTTTCAGTAATCGCGCGCCATGGCTGATAAGCGCAATAGGCAAAGCGCCACCATTCGGACCACAAGCGGTTGTATCCTTTATCCCAAAAGATGTACGGTAAATTTTCACTGGTAAGCTGTCGTATTACTGCGCCATGCTTGACGCCAACCACACAATAGGCGTCACACTCGCACCTGTCTTGAAACGTGTCGAGCATTACAACATCAACGCCGGACTTTGCGAATGCTTCGGCCAATAATATTTCAGATGGTTTACGCTTTACCTGAAAGAACGCCAGTCGCATTGAAATTCTCCAGAATCCTCTTTATTGCGCCATTCTCCAATTCAGAAACAGACCATTGAAAATGCGCCAATGCAACCAGTAACTTATACCGTTCTTCGTCAGTCGGAATACGCGGGTTCGCGATACCGGAAACCACGGTTGACGAAATATCCCTGGTGACGCCATGCCCCAAAACAACCGCGGGAATGCCCGCGCGCAGCGCCTCAAAGCAGGCGCTCGAACCGTGCGTGACGACGAGGCCGGCTGCGTCCAGGTCCGACTCAAACGAGCGATGACGCGAGAACCTCGCACCTGAAACAGGTTCCGCGTCATCCCACGACGGTTTCGGACGGTAGACTATCGGGGCGCGCGTATAGCGCGCGATCTGACCCACGACGTTTGACGCGTATTCAGTTGGTTCCGGCAACCCGTGATAAAGATGATACTTTGCCGACGCGCCCACGAACAGCACGGTTCCAACGCCATGCGGGCGCCACGGCTTCAAATCCACCAGCCATCCCTGTACGGCCGCACGATCAGGCGAAAATGTTCGACCGTGCAAGTAATCAACAGGCTGATGGCTGTTATACGACACACGCCACCACGTGGGCCATTCGCGATTATAGCCTTTATCCCAGTATAGATAAGGTAATCCCTCAGATTGCAAGGCAAGCATTAGCTTGGCGTGCTTGACGCCAATTATGGCGTAACAGTCGCATTCAACACGATCAGCCTTGTTTTCCAGGACTGTTATCTTAACACCTGGAGATTTACGCAATGCGCCAACAAGAAACGCCTCATCGGCTTTCTGTATGTCGGCTTTGATTGCTATATGCACCATCGAACACTCCTTTCATGAACTCCCACGCCGCGCCTGACCGCATTTCAGGAACAGTCCATTGCGCATAGGCAACGTCAGCTAACACCATCCTGCGCGCGGCCGTAGTCAGCCTGTAGGCATTTCCGGGCGCAGGGCAAAACGTAGGGCTGACCAGTTCACCAACGCCCGCGCGCGCCCATACCGGAACGCCGGCAATCAACGCGTCAACCGCACAATTGCTATGGTGCGTCACGAGCAGTCCGCAACATTGCAACGCCATCCCGATTGGAACCTGCACGCCGCTGCGACTCGTCGCTTTCGGCCGCTGGCGCGCCTCCCAGCCCTGCGCCTTCACGATCCGCGCGGCCTCGCGTTCCCAGTCCCCTTGACGATAGCCGTGCACTTTTGCCGACTTTGCCGACATGCCGGCAATCAGGGCGATGCTGTTACCGCGCCCGGTTTCGGGGAGAAGCTGCACGTTTGAGGCGTCCAATCGATCCGACGGCATACCGCGCGGCATATTCACCGCAGTATCCCAACTGTTGAACGCGAGACGGTGCGCACCTTCGTTGGGCGCGTGTT